AGTCACGCAATTGATTGCGCGCCGTATTCGTGAAGCTCACGTTTACTGCGAAGTCCACTCCTGCGACGTATCGGATGAATTTATTAAAGAATTCAAGCCGAGCGGCATCGTCCTGTCCGGCTCTCACATGAGCGCTTATGAAGAATCTACGGACCGCGCTCCGAAGGCCGTCTTTGAAATCGGTGTTCCGGTTTTAGGCATTTGCTACGGCATGCAGACAATGGCTGAGCAGCTCGGCGGCAAGGTTGAAAACGGTGCTCAGCGTGAGTTCGGCTACGCAGAAGTTCGTGAACACGGCCACACAAAACTCTTGAAGAATATATCCGACTTTACGGATAAAGACGGCAAGAGCTATCTGAAGGTTTGGATGAGCCACGGCGACAAAGTCACTGAAATGCCGCCGGGATTCAAACTGATGTGCTCGACTCCGACTTGCCCCATTGCCGGTATGGCTGATGAGGGAAGAGGCTTCTACGCTGTTCAGTTCCACCCGGAAGTCACACATACTGAAAAGGGCCGTGAAATTCTTGAGACATTCGTTCTTAAGATCTGCAAAGCCAATCCCGACTGGGTTATGGGCAACTTCGCACAGGAAGCGGTTGAAAAAATTCGCCATCAGGTCGGTAAAGACGAAGTTATTCTCGGTCTTTCCGGCGGCGTCGATTCTTCCGTTACCGCTGCCTTGATTCATCGTGCTATCGGCGATCAGCTGACCTGCGTCTTCGTGGATAACGGTCTTCTTCGTCTGCACGAAAGAGAGCAGGTTGCCCAGACTTTCCGTGACAACATGGGTATGAAGCTGATTGTGGTTGATGCTTCCGACCGTTTCATGGATGCTTTAGCCGGAGTTACCGATCCCGAAGCCAAACGTAAGATCATCGGTCGTCTGTTTGTCGAAGTTTTCCAGGAAGAAGCTGAAAAACTTCAGAACGCTAAGTGGCTTGCTCAAGGCACCATTTATCCTGACGTCATTGAATCCAACGGTGCTAAGACTAAGAAGGCTCAGACGATTAAGTCTCACCATAACGTCGGCGGCTTACCCGATACACTGCATCTGAAGCTTCTCGAACCGCTTCGCGAACTCTTCAAAGACGAAGTTCGTGAACTTGGTATCGCTCTGGGACTGCCGGCTGAAATGGTTTATCGCCATCCATTCCCCGGACCCGGCCTCGGTGTTCGTATTCTCGGCGCTATCAAGCGCGAATACGCCGATCTTCTGAGAGAAGCCGATGCGATCTTCATTGAAGAACTTCGCAACGCCGGCTGGTACGACAAAGTCAGCCAGGCTTTCGTTGTCTTCCTGCCGGTTAAGAGCGTCGGTGTGATGGGCGACGGCAGAACATACGACTGGGTTGTCAGCCTGAGAGCTGTTCAGACCAGCGACTTTATGACTGCTAAATGGGCACATTTGCCGTACGATCTCCTTGGCAAGGTTTCCAATCGCATCATCAACGAGGTTAAGGGCATTAATCGCGTCGTTTATGATGTATCAGGGAAACCTCCTGCCACGATTGAGTGGGAATAAAAATCTTCAATTTCTAGGTATTTCCTAAGCATTCGGGATGATTCAGAAGTCATCCCGTTTTTACATTTAAAATCAATAAAAAAGCCGTTTTTTCGCTTTCAGAATCTTTCACTTTCTTTCAGTATCTTTTAGCCTCTAGCAAGCCTATTTCAATGGCATTTTTGATGGTATAGAATTTTTCTTGAAAAAATTTGATGGTATTTCAAGAGATTTTTGACAACCCTTGATGGTATTTTGAAAATGGCACTCACCGATAAGGCAATAAAGGCGCTGAAGCCCGGAGAAAAAACGTACAAAGTGGCCGACAGAGATGGGCTTTATTTATCTGTTGCTCCCTCCGGCACGATGTCCTTTCGTTTTAATTACCGTTACAACAACCGCCAACAAACCGTGACGCTGGGCAAGTATGGAGAGATCACGCTGGCACAGGCGCGAGAAAAACTCCTGAAGGCAAAAGCCGATCTTGCCGCAGGGATTTCTCCGGCAAAAAAGAAACAAGAAATTAAAAATACTCTCGCGGAGAACAGCTTCTCTGTCTGGCTGGACAAATACACTGAAGAGTGCGGAGTCGCAGACTCAACAAAAAAGATGCGGGGCTATGCCATCGATAATTATCTGCGGCCGGCCTTAGGAAAAATGTCGCTCTTTGAAATCACTGAGAACGAGGTTAGGGCATTAGCAGAAGATTTGGTGAAACAGCAGGCACCGAGTACGGCGCTGCTTTGCCGCATGATTATTAAAAACGTCTATACCTTTGCTTCAATGCACGGCGGACCGAAGTTAAAAAGCCCGACGGATTTTGTTCGTCCTAGCTCAATCCATACGATCAAGTCAAGAACCAGAGCAATGTCGCCAAGTGAAATTGGCTACGTTTTAAACGGGATCGAACAAAGCTCATCAGACATCAGCTCAAAGGGTGCGTTTAAGCTGATTTTGCTGACACTGCTCCGGAAATCCGAAGTTATTAACGGAGTTTGGAGTGAGATTGATTGGAATGAGAAAACATGGCGTATTCCGGCTCATCGCATGAAAAACAAAAGGCCACACAATGTTTATTTGAGCAAACAGGCGTTCGATATTCTGGTTTGTCTGAGAACGCTGAGCACGTGTAAGAGCGATTTTATTTTTCCGGCAAAGTACGGTCTAAATAAGCCCATGGCAACGTCCACGCCGAACCGACTATTAGCTCTCGGAATTGCAAATGCGAAGAAGGCCGCGATTGAAATAGAGCCGTGTACGATTCACGACCTCCGGCGAACTGCCAGCACACTTTTAAACGAGGCGGAATTTAATTCTGACTGGATTGAGGCGTCGTTGGCTCATGTTGCCTCGGGCGTGAGAGCTGTTTATAACGTGGCGGATTACGCTCCTCAGCGGCGCCGGATGCTTCAGGCCTGGGCAGACATGGTTGACAAATGGCAGAAAGAGTATCAGCTTCGGGAATAAGAATTGCACAGAGCACGATACCTCGTACCCAATTCAATTGTGAAATTAAGTTTCAATAAAATAAAACGAGGTACTATTAAGAGGTATCATTCCTTTTTTAACCAACCTAGGAGGTAGCTATGCCAGAAGTTGTAAAAAACGTTCTGTCTGGAATGTCCCTCTTGGGGATATTAGGGTACGATTTTGTATACCCTGTCGCTCCTAAATCTCCATTTAAAGAGGCTAAAAGGGCGCTTTCTAACGACAGACAAATAATAGAGAGAGACATCGCCAAGGCTGCGAGGAGGATTAGGTATGACGCGGAGGCAAACAGGCGCCAAGGTTACCCAGGGTAAGGACCGCAGCGAGATACAAGTCGTTCAGCAGGAAGAGGACACTCCTCTTCCTCCTGCAGAGGAGCTGGAACGTCTAAAACGAATCGATGAAGGGCTCGTGACTAAAACCATTGAAATGGTAGAGGTCGAGAATAAATTTAGAAGAAGACGACAGGATCGCGTGGATTTGTTTGTCTTTACCGAAAGAATTTTGGCTTTGTTAATTGTCACTGCCATAACCGGCGTTGCGTTCTATGCCTCATATCTTTTAGGTATGGCAGGACATGAGTGGCCCGCATGCGTAATAAGCGGGGGAACTCTCGGCATGATCATATCGGCAATTTTTAAACGCAGATAACAAAGAGCCCCGCCAAATCAGCGGGGCCAATCTTTTAACTTGGCAGTTTAAAGTTCATTATGTAATCGTAGTCATAACGGGCTTGTCGGCCAAGAGTGAATTGCGGGATGATTTTCTTGTCCCGCTCCCAGCGCCAGAGAGTAGTAGCACTGATCCTCAGAATTCTCATGACGTCCTGCCTCGTCAGTTTCGGCTTCCCGAAGTCCATTCCTTTTTCGTTGTTGCTCATCACGCCACCTTCTCTAAATATCTAAGCACCAAGTCCTCATCCATCTCATGTACACCATGCGGGAGGCCTAGTTTCTCCCGGCGTTCGTGTTCGTCATCAATAAGCTTCTTGACCGCCATGAATTCACGTACTGTTCGGCGAGGAGCCGTCTCTAATCCTTCTCTCAAAATGCTGCAGATTTCGGCACCGACATCACGCAAAACATCCAGCTCATGGGCTGTTCCTACATAGTGACTTGTGGTCTTTTTCGCATTTTTACGATTGAGAATGTCATTTAATGCATGCAGTGCTTCCTGGAATCGCTCAAAGAATTCTTGTTTGGCTTCTTCCTGCCCTTTGAGACGTCTCAGGTACACGACGATTCCGCCCCAGTTGAGAAAATCTTGAATGCAGTGCATGTGATCATCCGTTGCATCACCGCGGGGCAGTGTGATTTCAATAATCAAAGCGGTTCTGTTCACGATAGATTTCAGCTCAGTGACCATTGCGTCGGAGTAGTGGGATCCGGGCAAACGAATCTTTATCGGGCGGTGCGGTTTACGAGGTTTCTTGTTCGACGGCATTGCCTTCCTCCTCCTTAAAAAATACCAGCCAAAATCTGTTTGTTCCCGCCTTGTTGGCAGCGGGCTTTTTGTCTCCTAAGAGCGGCTGGCGTTTGAGCACGTAAAGCAGCTCCGCCAGCGTCACGTCTTTGTCGGCCCATTTGAAAATCAAAGTCCCGTTCGGCTTGAGAACTCTCCAGGCTTCGTCGAAGATTTGTTTCATGCCTGCATGCCACTCTTTCTCAAGTACGCCGTAACTTCTTCCCATGTCGGATGACTTTCCGCAGTTGATTAGGTGCGGAGGATCGAGCACGACGAGATAAAACGAGTTGTCCGGAAACTCGAGCTTCCTGGCGTCCATCAATTTGTCCGGGTGAATCTCAAGTTTTTTGTATTGGCGTGTCCAGTGCGTTTCCCAGCGGATATCTCCGAAGAGCACGTTTGCATTGTCTTTGTCAAAGTAGAACATCTTTGGGCCGCACATCGGATCGAGAATCGGTTTCATTTTTGTGCTCCGTCGCGTTCGTAATCAAAAAACAGATTTGCCGTGATCCGGCACAGAGTCCGTCCGATCATGCCTGTCCACCTCGGTTCATTGTTGAGTGCTGCCAGAAGGTCTCTGTCGTTTGCCTGTTGCTCAAGCAGCTGAACAATATCCCGGAAAACTCGGCCCTGCAGGGCAGGATCTTTCTCGTGCTTGGCGATGAACTTCTTGAGGCTCGTTAAATAAACTTGGTTCAGTTTCTGTGTCATTTTCTTTTCCGTTGCATCTAGAAGCCTCCTGTCCCCGGTTACCTGGCTGCCTAAGTTCTGGTTAAAGAATGGAGCAGGGGGCTTGTAGTTACATTTTCGATAAGTGCCGGTCTGTTCCCGGCTGTCACTCCTGTCAGATAATTAATTTGCGAGTTAATCATTCAAACAGGAGAAAATATGTTTATTGATCCCATCGTTCACATTGACAGCCCTCTTTATGTTGAAGCTGAGTATCAGGAGGGAGGAGAACTTTTTGTTTGGCTTTCGACCGGATCTCGGCTCCTTGTTCGTGACGTTTTCCTGGAGGAATTTCTTGAGCTGCAGCGGAAGCCTGACCATCAGGCCATAGTGAAGCTGCTAGCAACTCATCGCCGCCAGTGGGTTTAACAGGAATGTAAAGCCGTCCCTCAAAGGCATACTCTTTTCCATCCAGCTCAATGAGCGTGACGCGCCGGAGGTCGTTAAGACGACGGCCTCCTATGCTTTTCTCAAAAGCGATCATTGACTTCCCCAGAAGCCACAATCCGAGCCTGAAGCAAGCCAGCCTAATTTTTGATCTTAGAAAATCCATAGAACCCTCGTTGTTTGTGGTCTTTTCCTCAGAGTTGTTGGGCGCCGGTCTTTCCCGGCTGTCACTCCTATCGGATAATTAAGAGGACTCAATTCATCAACTACCGAAAGGAGAGAAAAAATGGCAGATGAATCTCAAAACACCCGTGTTTTCATGGAGAAAGAAGAGGCGATCCAGGTCATATGTGCCGCGTTGCAGGGAGGCGCCTTAAAGCTTCCTTTCGCCACTGAGTTTCATGACCACATCAAAAAGGCGCCAGACGGTCTGAAGTTTGAGACTTTCGCCCGGGCCATCCAATATCCTGTCGACGGATGCAATGGGTACATGATCAGCGGGCGAATGATGGATCAATTCATGGTCCCCGCTTATTCCGACGGGCTCTATTTGCTGACTCTGCTTGCAGTTCTCACCGGAGGAATCAACGAAAAGGCTTTCTCCGATCTCGCGGCAGCGGCGGCCACTCATTGAATCGAGCTTAATTAAATATTCAATCCGGGAAGACACGAACCGCTTCATCGAACGGTAGTCCGTGGACTTCCCGTCAAGACTTTTCCCTTCGTCGAGCAGTTCTTTCCAGATCTGCCGGGCGGCCTGGCGATTCAGAGGGACGAGCTTTCCGTATTCTTTGATAATCGAGTCCTCGACCTCAAAGTATTTGTAGGTTCTCGACAGAGAATTTTCAGGTTCTTGGCTGCAAGTTTCTTTTACTGGCGCCGGTGCTGAGTCCTCGTAAAAATCCTCTTTGATTCGGGCGTTGAAGAAACACACGCCTAATTTCCCGTCAAGGTCATAATCAACGAAAATCAGCACGGATTGAGCGTTTCCGTTCTTAGGATCGTTGGCCGCACTCTCAAGTCTTTTTATCCCTTGCTCGCAGCACTCTCTTATCGTGTCATAAGTAAGTTCACAGTTTGGTGAGGATGCCTGGATGGTTTGGGCCATTGCCGCCACAAATTCAGGTCTAAGTTTTTTCATGATGGATTCCCTTGGAGCAATTAAAAGATCGGATCATTGATGCCGAAAACCGAACCCTTAGACATGGAAGAAAGACCGTCGATGAACCTGAGTTTCCCTAGTTGGTCTAACTCGAGAAGCTCATCGATAATGAGCTGAGAAATTCTTTGGATTCGTTTTGCCCTTTTGATTGTGAGGTTGGAAAAGGGCGCTCCGCACTCTGCTTCTTTCTTAAGGTCTTCAAATCGAGCTTTGATGGACATGTTAAGAAGACGCGCTCTTTTCTCGGCTGGAATTTCTTCTTCAGCGAACGATAGGTAAAAGTCTGCATACCTTTGGGCAAACCACTTTATTGACGTTTTTGGCGTGACGCCTGGGACATCCAGTTCAACCATGACTTGATAGGAATCGGGGTCTTCGGCAATGGTCCTCTCAAGAGCTTCTACAACTCGATCGCAATAGTCATCAAGTTCTTCCGGAGACAAATCCTCTTCCACCTTGTCTTTAGTTCGACGAAGAATTCCGGAAACATATTCAGGATTTAATTTTCTCTTCATGGACATTACTCCTTAACAGGGTCTTCAATAAAATCTCTTAAATCAACCAGCAGGCTGTAGTCCTCGCCGCGGATCTTGAATTTCACTTCGTAGCCTCCGGAGAAAACACCTTTCTGCTCTTTGTCCGGGAAGAGGATGAACGTCTTGTTTTCTTTGTTGGCCTCCTCCTCAAGGAGGCGAACAATGTGGTCACGAGTTTCTTCTGCCTCCTGACAGTCGATGGCGCCGGCCTCGAGCTGGCGGTCCATGACAAACTGGAGGAGGGACGGGAGACATTTAGGATCGAGTTTTTTCATGATTAACGTCCTAAGCAGCACCGGCGGAAACTTTCAATATCACTGCCTACGCGCCGGAGGGAGTGGATCTCATAAAAACCATCCGAGTTAATTTCCTTGTCGATGGTTGCCCGGAAAACATCGCCCATTCCAAATGTATTGATGATGTTGTGGCGGAACATCGCATCTATGAAATCCGGATCGCTGATCGAGCAGACGTAGGTTTTTTCCGGATATAAGAAATCCTTGAAAATCCATCCGGCAGCTGCAGTGAAATCAGGACGAACCAGCCACAGCTCTTTTTGCTCGTATGGGCAGAACTCGGACTCAAATTCGATAGGCTCCCATGCTAGAAAGTTCCGATCCCCATCAAATTCGACGAAGCCATAATTTCCAACTAAACGGTCCTTCGATTTAGTCAAAAAAATCGGGAGGGAGTTGGCTTCTTCGATAACCAGAAAACACTGGTTGCTTTGAAAATCTTTCAGCGGTATGGCGCCGGTGTTGGTGAGTTTGATGTCCATGGTTATTCCTCTTCTTCTGTCTTCGGCTTCGGGGCGTACAAAACGCCGACACTCTTAGATCGAAAGTGACCTCGAAAGCGACTTCGGAGCTCATATTTCGTCCTTCGGTAGCTGGGCCAAGTAACGAGACAGAACCATGATGCAGTCTGTGAACAGGCTGCGGGTGTCGGGCGGAGGATAGGGATTGGAACCCACGCAGGAGCCCAGAAGGGCGACCAACTCGACGACGCTTTCTCTTGTGAGACGGTGGTCGTTGGACATCAGGGCGTTGAGAATGTTTTCGGTGCTGCGGAGCAGACGGCCGAAACTTTCACCGCTCCAAACCAGGAGCTGGCGGGCGCTTTCGTTGACTAATGTGGCGTCGACGTTGGAGAAGAAGATCCAAGTCGGAAGGTTGTTTTCGGATGTGTTTGTCATGATGAATCCCCTTAATAACGATTGTTATAATAACAAATCAAATCATCAATGACAAATGTTATTGTTTTTAATGCTCAGCATTCGATTTCTTCGAGAATGGGGTTTTATCGCTTGTTTTATTGAGATAATTTGGGAATAACTCAATGAACTAAGGAGATAAAATGGGATTCTTCAAAAACCTCTTTCGCAAGTTTTCGCAACCTGAGCCAGAACCTATGGCGTCTAATTCGCTAGATATTTCCATATCAAGCGAGTGCTATGAAGTTAAACCAAAACAACAAACCTCTGAGGAATTAGTGATGGCCGATATTGGCGGCTATCAGAGCCTGTCAGGAGGTTATGTCACTTATTCAACATTTAAGGTCAGCGGAATAAGTCCAAAAACAAACAGGAAAAATACTCGTCAATTTAAAGCAAGAGACGAAGATGACGCTATCAAGTTGGCTGTAGAGGCAGGCTTGAGAGAGCCTTTTTCAGTTAGTCCTGTCCCCAATCGGGAGGCTACAGAAAATCAGCTCAACTATGCATTGTCTTTAGGAGCTCAGTTCCCAGCCGACATCTGTTTTGATGACATCTCTTGCATCATCGATAGGATTGTTTCTGAAGATGAGCTTCCACCTCACCCGGGGTTGGTAAGTTGGGCTCTTGATTCCGGGATCTTTTTTTCGAGATTCGCTAATCAAGAAAAATTAATCGGAATAATGCTGAGGCAGCTACAAGGGGAAGACAAATGGACCTTTTATAGCTATTTGGTTTATTGCGAAATTTCAGGAGAAGAAGCATCCGATGGGCGTATCGAGACTTTTTATGACTCACTTCAAGAATACGGAAAACAAGTTGAAGGGCGCCCCGATTTGAAAAAATCATTCAATGAAAACGACAGAAGCAATCACTATACGAAGATCTACAAAACCACAAAACAGTGGCTTGTGGATCACGAAATAATTTGATTTCGTTAATTCGATTAGGGTCCTCATCTGCGCTATTCATAGCGCAGAGTAACGAGGGGGACCCTAGAGTTTCCTATATTTTCTGTGTTCTAACATGGTTCCTATGATTTCAAACTGGTGCCGCTCTGAACTGATCGTTGAATAATCATCGTTTAAAGGGACGAATTCATATTGCAATTTACCGGATGAATCGGGGCCTAATTCTCTAATCTTTCTAAAAATTGGCTCGTTATTATCAATCTTGACAATCACAAAATCGCCCGGGATCGGAGGAACTTCAGGATCAATAATCACTCTATCTCCAACTTCAAACTTTGGCATCATTGAGCTGTCTTTAATAGCTACAGCAAAAGCGTTATCGCTTATTTTCATATCAGTTAAAAGATATTGGGATAGCATCGTATTTATAGGCTTTCCAATGTCTTTAAACTCAATGAGGGGAATTTTTTTAGTACCGATTTCGGCGGGTGATAACGCTTCTTGTCCGGAATAAACAGGACGAGGTAAACCTATGCCATTAGCAAGCCAACCAGCATCGTAGCCGAAAAGTCTAGACAGTTTTGCTGCGTAATCCCCTCTGAGATTTTTGGTTCTACCAGTACACCAGAAAGCAATGGTAGCCTGAGACGTCCCCATTCTTTTAGCCAGTTCGTATTGAGAAAGGTTGTTTTCTTTCAATACCAATTTAATTCGATCTGATAAAGCCATAAATAACTCCTCTAACAAACTGTATAACGATTGTTAATTAGAGATGTATTTACCAATTTAATAACGGATGTTATTATTTCAGTCATTAGAGATATGGAGTTATTAAATTGCTCACTCGAGATCCTGCGTCAAAAAAAGATTTAGCCAAAAAAGTTCTATTCGAACTCGGGGGCGCTAAGGAAGCTCAAAAGATTTTTCCTGATGTTTCGATTGCCTCGATTTATTTCTGGAAGTCTCGCGGTATTCCTATCGATAAAGAAAGGTATTTAAGGGCGAAGTTTCCTGAACTCCGCGTTTGGAAAGACTTCCCAATAAGTTTCGAACCTTAATAGAGCAGCCCCATCCCAAAGGAAAAACAACCATGACAGAAGATCAACGAAGAGTCGCCAGGCAGCGGCTTGATAAACAGCTCCGTCAGCTCGATTCCCGGAAATTCTCGTTCAACCGGTTTTCGTGGCGGAAACGCATGGCCTACGCATTTGTGATTGCGTTTTTCGTAGTGGCGCCGGCCGTCACCGTTCTGTGCTCAGTGCTCGCCAAAGTTTTGTAGGAGGTCCGTCATGGCCAAAAAATCCAAAGCCCTCTTGGGCGCGCTGCTGACGCCGACGCCGGGATGCTCACTGCCGACCGGAAAGCTTGTCAAATTAACGGACGATCTGGAGAGTTTCCGCGAGCTGATTGAATGCAAAACTATTGAGCACTTGTCTATGGGATGGGCGCCGGGAGTTGTCCTGGACGCCTTCATGGACGAGGAGGGCATGCTTGCCCGCAAACGGCCCTTCATATTTCAAGGCACGAAGTTTTTCGGCAATGTGCTTCTGCTGCGCAGAGGCAAGAACAGTGATTCCGACTCACTTCTCTTTAATGATTTCATGGCGATTGCTGAGCTTTGCTACGCGTTCGATATGACAGGCGAATGGGGGATCAAATGAGCACACCTTGTTTTTTACTTCACATCGGCCCGTGCTGTGTTGCCGAAGCCAAAGGTGTCGAAGAACTGGAAAAGCGCCTTCATGCAATTGACTATGAGCTCTGTTGGCTAAAGCAGCTTTCCAAAGGCTATAAGAACGGCGTCTCTCGCGGAGCCATTGCAATCGCAGTGGGCGCAATGCGTTATGTGAAGCTCTTGAATCCTCCCCGCAGCACTCCGGACATTTTGGAGCTCTGGTGCAGAACATTCAATCTGGACGTGATGACGATTCTCTACAGAGAGGAAAGACCTGCAGACGATAAGTTCGGATTCCCGGATGTTTTTCCGGACATGTTCCCGGCAAGAGGATTCCTCAAATCCGGTTGTCAGACCTACGAAGAGTTTTGCAATAGAGCTCTGGTGAAGATCGGCGAAGGCCAAACGATTGAAGTTCCGGAAGACAGCCCGTGGAATCCATGGGCCGAGGCCCGTAACAAACGCTGGGCGTCTAGATATTGGCTCGGCGGATACAGCGAACTGGCAAAGGAGAAGGACCATGACAAGTAAAGAGAGCCTCTTTGCAATCCTGAACGCCGTTGGCGGTCTCATATTCCTGGCCGTACTGGTGACGGTTTGCCTGGCGATGGCTGCGGCGCCGGTAGCTGTGTTTATTTGGCTTGTCTATTTAATGCTCAAGTTTTTGGGCGTGTTTGCGTAAAAGTTTCGGTCTTCTCCCGGCGGTTCTCTTTTCGTCATGTTCACCTACGCCGGGAGAAGGCCTCTCAACCAAAGAAGAAACATCATGACTAATCAAAATCAAAAAACGGACATCTTGGCCGTCAAGCTCGTGCCGGGCCCGAACGGCGCCCCGCTGGGCAAAGTCATCCGAGTAAACAACATCAGGGAGGCCGCTGAAAAGCATATCTCAACAGATTTGAGAGACGTCACCAGCAGGTACATCGATGTGGCATTTGATCTTCCTGTGAGCGCGGTTTTCAGCACACAGAAGGCCGAACGTTCCATTCACTTCGCAAACGTCACACTTCCGGGATCCGTCCTGTTGTTCGACAAGGATGAGGACTGCCGCGTACGGTCGCTCTCCCGGGCGCAAATCCACGCCATAGCTTATTTCTGCGCCTCCTTCAGATATTCGGAGGAATAGCCATGAGCACACCTGCATTCAAGATCCTGCATGGCACGGTCATTATCGGAGACGCCAAGGGCCCGTTAGAGCTCAAAGTGCTTCTCGACCAACATATCAAAGAGATGAACTTGCTGGCCTCCATTGTCACCGTTGCGATCAACAGCGATGACTTCCAAAAGGCGATGACCGAAGCACTGCCGAGACTGCAGCTCCTCAGCAAGCTCACCATTCCTACTGAATCCTTTGAGCTCTTTAGACAGTGGAGCAACCTGCACATGGACAGCCAGTTCGCACTTGTCTACTCCGTAGAAGATCCATCCGACTGTTTCGTGATCAGCGGAGAAGCAGCCGTCTCCTACGGAGAGGAAGAAGGGGATCCGAGAACATACGAGGAACTCAAAGAGTTCTATACAGGCCAAGGCGCCGGCATTCAATCCCAATCCGTCAACTGAGGGCACAGCATGATCATCGAACTAACTCACAAAGAACCGTTCCCGTTTGCCAATCATTACGAGAACTTGTCTAAACAGCGCTACTTCAAAAAGTATTTCGTGAAACTCTTGGGCATCCCGGAAGTTCAGTTAATGCGTCTGGGCGCAGACGTTGAAGCCGACCGCGCTTATTTGTTCAACAAGTTTCACAAGGTTGAGCAGAACTACGAGATCGAGGCATGGGAGCCAATTGAGAGCTACCGAATCGCCGGAGAGACGGCATGAATACGAACCTCCCAATCTCTCAGGCTGATCTTGAGGCGATGAGAATCGGGCCGGCTCGCGCAGCCGCCGAAATGGAAGGGTCCTGGGCGATGACCGTGGATGCGCGTGAACCCCGCAGCGGGACTAAGAAAGACTTCCAGAGCGCTCTCATGCAGGCCGGGCTACTGCAGGGCACCGGCAATGTTCAGCCGACGGCAATCTACGGCACCACATTAAAGCTTTATTCCTACGACGAAATATTTTCTCCAAAGGAGACGACAAATGGCAAGACAGAAGACAACAGAAGTCAGATCGACAGCGCTGAATCTCACGGACAAATTCGAGATTCCGCTTCTCTCGATTGCGATCCAGCACGAAATCAACCGCATCAACGAGACACAGCGCAGAACCAAGGACAGCCGCAAGAAACTCAATCAGAACTTCGCACTGGAGACTTACGAAGGAATCCTGAGAGCGATCGAGGGTGCTCAATGAGCAGGAAAGACAAGATCAAGATCAGCGTCGGCGAAGCCTACTGGGTGCTCGGAATGTTCAAGAAGCTCGAAAGCATTTGTCTTGAAATCAACAGCCTCCCGATGACGCTCCGTCCGGAAATCAAAGGCTTCAGAGATCGTCTGAGACAAAAGCTCAGAGAGATGGAAGCCCGGGAGCGTGAGAGGGCCAAATGACGCTCGAAGACAGGATTCTGAGGCTGGCCCGGCTCGGTATGACGCCGTATCAGATCGAAGAGCAGCTGGGGATCAAACACTTCACGATCCATATCAGCTACCACAAGACGCTGATGCAAGGCTACTCGGAAAACGAGGCCTTCTTTGAACGTACATCCGGAGAACAGTTAAGCGGACCCGTTACTGAAGAGTTTCGCCAGCTCAGTCTGAAGAAGCGCCCGGTCAAAGAGACGCTGACCGAGGAAGAACAGATCGAAAAACGAAAGACAAAACAGGCGGAGGCCAGAGCCAAAAACACGGAGAAGAAGCGCTCGTACTACCAGAGGCACCGTGAAGAGATTCTGGCCTATCAGAAACGCTGGAGAGAGATGAGGGAGAAGTTAGATGAAAAGCATAAGCGAAGAAAAGAGAACGGCACTGGAAAAGCTCGGAATGCATCCGGAGCTGATGCTGTGTCCGGCAACGGGCAGGATGCTGACGGTAATCAGCTCAGTGCATGAGTACATCAAAGACGGCAAGACCATGAACCTGCTGCACATCTCGGTATCGCTCAAAAACCGTAATCCCAATTGGGATGAGATGTGCTTTGTCAAAGAAAAGCTCCTGGGAGACGAGATGCCGGCGGTGCAGTTTCATCCGCCGCGTTCTGAATACGTCAATGAGCACGAGCATTGTCTGCACATTTGGGCCTCCGAGGATTTCTCTGAGCTGTGGCGCCGGATGGGAGAGGAAGACTACTGGAGAACAAAATGAGTCTCTACGACTATTTCCGCCGAGTGTTTAGGGATTTTCGGGAGTCACTCTACAAGGCGGAGCCGTGCCCCGTCATTTGGCTTTCTCAGGGGCCGGTTAAGGCGGATGACTTTTTAACTCTCATCCAAGAAGCTCCGGAGAAACGCAGCCCTCTGATCTGGCATCAGCGTTTCGAGAACATTTTTGAGAAGAGCCGGCTCACAAAAAACATCAACAAGGCTGTTTTTACATTGACGGACCCCTATAGGTTCTTTTCATTTAGATATTGGATTCGGGTTCCGGAAGACCCGACAAATTGCATTCCCGACGGCTGGCTATTGTGCGACGGCGGCCGAAGAAACAAAGGAGAAATTGATAATGAAAATCGTACTCACACATACGGAAGAGTTTCCTTTTGACTGCTATGAGGGCAACTTGGCCAACGGCGAGTATGCCGGGGCCTACCTCGTCAAATTCAAAGATTGCGCCCATCCGGAGCTGATGTTTGTCACGGAATCTCAGGAGTTTGAGGACTGCTGCGCACTGGAAAACGGTTCAAACATCGTTGAAAGAGATCAGGCCGACGAAATCGAAGCATGGGAGCCTGTCGACGCTTGTGAAATCGCCTCCGGAGAACACTACATGCCGACGCTCACCCGACCCGAGCTCCTCCTTCTTAAAACTTGTCTGAAACGAGGCGGATTCAACCTTCCGCTCGAGTGGCGCGGGATGGCAAAGCAGCTATTCGCGAGGTTTGACAGAGATCTGCAGGGAGAAATCCCGCTCGCAACCGATGACCGGAAATCAAATTAAGAATCAACAGAGAGATTCATCATGAAACGATCAGAAAGAAGTTACGCAAAGATCTTTACCGGGAAGTGGCGCAGCCGCTCCTTCCGGACGCTCCGAGGGAATCCGTGGGCGATCGTGCTGCAGGACTATTTAATGTCTTGTCCGGCCTCCGAGATGTCCGGAGTGTTCTACATGCCGAAATATTTGATTGAGGGCGAACTGGGGATTCCGCACGACGAGCTCGAAAACGCAATCAAGATTCTCGAAGAGGCTGACTTCTGCCGCTTCTACGATGACGAGTATGTGTTTGTCTACAACATGGCCCGTTACCAGATTGCCGACGCCCTGAGCCCCGATGACAACCGCTGGAAGTCCCTCATGAGAGACATTGAGGAAATGCCGGACAACATCCGTCGTGAATTCATTATTCGCTACAACGATGATTTCAACCTTGGCTATCGGATTATCCGCAAAGCAGCCGAGCCGACGGCGCCGGTGCAGAGTGCGCCTCAGGCCGAAAACAATCAAGCCGAAGGTAAGCCCCTTACAACTTGTCAGAGCACGGAAGACAAGGGCCTTGGAGCTACTTCCGAATCTGAAATCAAGCTCCTTAATTCTCAAACTCAACCAGAATTAGAGCCCCTTGTTTTAGAAAGTGAAGCCCCTTGCAAGGGGCTTACAAGGCCCTTACAAGCCCCTTGTAAGCCAGTAACAGTAACAGAAACAGTATCAGTAGCAGTAACAGAAGAAGAAGTGCCGGTCGGCAAGCGCCGACCTGCCACTTCACGACCTCGACAGGCCACGCACCGTTTCGATTTGTCGGAATTGCCGGATGAATGGCGGCAGCAGTGCGAAGAACTCAGGCCTGATCTCGATCCTCTCAAGGTTTTCGCCGAGTTCGTGTACTACTGGCAGACCGTGAGCAGCTCGAAAGGGCTCAGAAGCGATGACGGCTGGCGCCGGACTTGGCTCAACCACATCAAATCCGTCAAGCAAAACGCCGGGAACATCAAAAACGGCTCGGCACGCGCTCCCGCTCCGGTAACGCCGCCTCCGAGCTTGTCTGAAGCAGCTATGGCCGAAATGCAAAAAATGAGGTTTTGAACATGAACGACGCAATGAACGGAATACCGCAATCTATGCCCGATAACCTTCCCTGGGCTTGGGCCGACTATTGCGAAAGAAACCGTCCGGACCTCGATGTGAGCAAGTTGTTTTTCAACTTCCAGCGCAAAAACAACTTCGACATGACGATCCTGCGCACTGAAGCGGAATGGTTCAAGCACTGGAGCCGGTTTGTCGATTGGACGTTTGCCTCGCCTTGGAACATCCCCAGAGACCCCTTTGGCCGTCCGATCAGAAGCGATCCATTTGCCTACAACAAAGTTCTCAGGGAAAAACGAAACAACAGACACAGCAACAGAGGGAGTCAGTCATGAAGGCGAGCGAATTTGAGAATTTCTTTTTCTACCTTACGGACAAGTGCCGGGCGCTCAAGGGCAAGGAAATCACTCCGGAGCTGAAAAGCACTTGGGAGCTTGTCTTTGCACCCATTGCCTTCCATGACGCGATAGCAGCTGTGAACTACTGGATCGGCAATGAAACGTTCACTCCGACGCCTGCCGAGCTGATCTCTGTCATTCGAGGAGAGTGGGAGCGGCGTAACCGGATTGTCAGCCAGCAGGCTCAGCTTGATTCCATGCCTCCTCTGTCTCGAGTTTCGATGTCGGACGAAGACAAAGAGCTTGTCAGAAAACTCGATCACATGCGCCGCTGGAGAAAAGCGCGTCCGCAGCCGCCGACATTCTGGATCAGAAAACTGCTCGGAGAGTTTCTGACGAACCGCTCCCATGTCACAGGTCCTCAGAGGCGTTCTTTGGTAGCAGCCGGAGCGATCGATTCTGAAGGGCAGCCGACAGGCGCCTATGAACCTGCATACGCAGATTGGTTTGAACTACAGGGCGAAAGAGAAGAAGAGGCCCGCATTGGCCTTGCATCTTAGAAAGGAGAAAACACGATGGATAACAAATATATTGACTTTGTAGCAAGAGGTTTAGCGATAACCGCCCTCACGCTCTTAATGCTTGCCTTGAGTTCCGGAGGAATGTATTTCATTGAGAACTTGTCAATTCAATTCTTTGGAGAAGAGCCTTCTCCGGCGGTAAATCTTTGGGTGATAGGTTTGTCAACAATTGCCTTTCTGTTTTTTATTCTTTATGCCATTTGGGCAGAGAGCAGAGAGAGGGTTAAGGCGAAGGAGTCCAAGCCTACAGAGGAGGGTAAGCAAATTGATCAGCTAACGATTGGCGATCTGCAGCCTGCACCTTGGATTCCCGGAGAAGAGGTCAACGAGATTGTCCTGGACAATGTTGGAGAAGTCCCGTTAGATGAAATGGAAGATGGCGAAAGGATTCTCTACAAATGTTTCCGCTATGAAGGAGGAGAAAAGCACGCTTTCTACCGCGTACTGGTGAAGTTTACTGATGAGGAGGATGGGCCGTTACTCAGAGACGATAGAGACTCAGATATGGATTGGGATCAGGAAGGCACTAAATGTTTTGGAGCTTGGGGCTTTATCGATGTCCGAGACATAACGAATCACGATGACGGGTCCAAATACAAAGAAGTTCCGTACTAAAAGAACAAGCAATTAGTCAGAACGAGGCCTCAATGTTCGGGGCCTCAAAAATCCGAGAGAGAAGGGAAGATCATGAAGACAAACCAGAGACGAGTAATCGACATCACAATTCCAATTAAACCTGTTCCGAAGGCCCGCCCCCGGTTTGCCAGCGCAGGCCATCAAGTCTTTACGCCGTCAAAGACGCATGCAGCGGAAAACACAATCGCAGTTCTTGTGCTGAACAAAATGAAGTTGTCCGGAATGCAGATGATCGCGACTGGCCCGGTCAAGGTGACAGCAGAGTTCTTTTTCCGGACGGCAGAAAAGCGCAAACACGAAACGGCCAAATCCTCTCGTCCGGATGTCGACAATCTGGGGAAGACGGTACTCGATGCGCTCAATGGAGTCGCGTTCAAAGACGATGGGCAAGTTTCAGAGTTCAATTGCTCTAAACGTTACGCAGAACAGGATAGCATTAGGCTCGTGATCGAGGAACTGAGTGCCGCATAATGATTCGAGAAGAGATGTTTAGACGTTTGACAAACTGGCGCCGGGTTTATGGCGACAACGCGGCGCCGGCGGTATCAATTACTGAAATTGCCTGCCGCTATGCACGAGAAATGATGACTCGAAAATCAGAAACTCCGGAGGAGCAGGCAGCAAGAGAAGCTGAGGAGATGAGATATAGAGAAGAGCCGACTCCGGCAAAGAATTATCGTGACGCGAACATACTGGCGTCGGTTTGGTCGAGCATGCCTCCGACAGTTTCCGGTATCGGCGTCAAAGAAATTATTAAGACGATCACGTTCGGAAGCCGAACTCAGCTTAATCGGTTGCGTCGCCAGTACGGGCCAAGATCGTTTTCTAATGCGATAGAGTCATCACTCACGATTTTCTTCAGAATGGTGGAGGATTACGAAAGATCAATTTCGCGGCCTCCTGCAAATGATGACCGATTCGCAGAAAGTTAAGAATCGAATATGCGCATAGAACAAGGTTAGAATTTTCCTGAGTTCAGAAAGACTCGATTTTTTAAAGAACAGATTTACCAGCTCCTTCGGGAGCTGTTTTTTTTACTTTTGCCTGCTCAGGCCAGACTCTTTCTTGTATTGCAGAACCTATTTGGTGGATAGAGGCATGTTCTCTAAAATAAAGAACATAAATAAAGCACAGGAAGGCGTTATGAACAAGACTTGGCTGGATGTTGTCAAAGAGTTCAATACAACACCATTTTTATTTGTCGGATCTGGCATTTCTAGGCGTTACATGGGACTGCCAGATTGGAAAAGCCTTCTCAAACATTTTTCTGATCGACTTTCCGATGATCCGTTTAAGTTTATTGGGATGCAGATAGAGGCAAAAGATGATCTCGGCGTTGTTGGAGGGAATCTTCAGAAAGAGTTTGACGCCCGTTGGATTTCTGACCCGGCTTTTAGGACCAATGAGGATTGGATAAAAAACAAAGTCCTCGATCATTGTTCGCCGTTCAAAGCCGAGGTCGCGTGGTATTTAAAGAACATAGCGACTCCACAAACAGAATATTCTCAAGAAATAGACGCTCTTAAAGAACTTTGCAAAGACCACCTCTCAGGCTTTATCACAACTAATTATGACGATTTTTTAGAAAACCTATTGCCCAAGACGTTCAAAACCTACGTTGGCCAAGATGAGTTAATTTTTTCCAGCCCGCAGCTGATAGCTGAAATTTTTAAAATCCATGGTTCGGTCGACAAGCCAGAGACCATACTACTTACAGACGAGGATTACAAAAAATTTGATAAAAAGAGCGCTTATCTGGCCGCCAAGCTAATGACAATTTTTCTTGAATATCCCGTCATTTTTATTGGCTACAGGTTAGGCGATCCTAATGTTCAAAAGATCTTGTCTTCGATTGTCGAATGCCTGGATGAAGATAAATTAGAAGACCTTTCTAAGCGGCTTGTCTTTGTTGAACGTAATAAAAAACTATCCTCTGAAATAGTTGTGTCGACGCTCTCAAAGAGTGTTGGATCAAAAAGCATTCTCATGACTAAGGTCGAGACGGATGACTTTCAACAACTTTTCAATGGACTCAAATTAAAAGAAGCTGGCTGTCCGATTAGAGTTTTGCGAATGTTCAGAGAGAAGTTTTACGATCTGTGCATAAGCTCGAAACCGACCAAGAATCTGATCGTAAATGCTTATGACCCGAGAATATCCGAGGATAAGTTAATTTTCAGTGTAGGGATAGAACGAAAGCCGTCTCCGCAAGGGTTGGTGGGGGTTTCATCGGAGCAATGGTATAAAGCGATTCTGTTTGATAATGTGGTGAATTTCACAGCTGACGAACTTCTTGAAGAAGCATATCCTCAACTAGTGTCTGCTGGCAGTCACTTTCTTCCGGTCTACAAGTTCTTGTCTCAGGCCACTAAAGAACATCCGAGAGTGAAAGATGAAATAACCAAATTTGATGATTTAATCAGCGACACGATCAAACAGAAAAGGTCAAAACACGGTTTCCCGGACACATTGGCAAAAATTCAGAGTGATCCTAAATTCTCGGGGAAAGGCATCTTCGCAGGTCGAGCCCATTTAAAGGAAGGCGCAATAGATGTGGAGGAGCTCAGGGATTTTTTGATAACGTCGTTCCGGAATAAACCAGACCTCTTAGGGAAGGCAACTCCCGAGCAATTGAAATCGGACGTGAGGAGGTTAATAAGAATTTATGACTGGCTTGCGTACGGAAAGAAACGCCCGAAGATTCAATCTTCGGGCGAATCGGGGGAGAAGCTCGAAGGCTAGTCGCCCTAAAGAGGGTGGCTGCCCAAGGTTTCTCGAATGGTTGGTTTGAATCTGCAGAGCAGAGAGTCTCAAACCTTGAAAGGGATTCTAAACTCCTTTTTTGTATTTTTGGAAGATCTCAAGAATTAGTTACACTACTTTAGGCGATCAGCCTGTATACCGTAAACAAGGTATTTTTTAATTTTAGGCTCCCCACAATTATTTTCCTGTTGTATATTGCAAAGGACAATTTAATTCCGACTGATAGTTAGTAGTTCCAGTGCGTTAGATAAAAGGAGAGCCTGTTGGCTCTCTTGGCGTGCCCGGAAGATGAGAAAAGAAGAAAAAGTCGGCACCGTGTTTCATGATGAATCTAGCCTCTGATGTAAAAGTCAGGGGCTTTTTTCATTCTCTCTGGAGCCTCTCGGCGGGCTTTGTGCACCGAGCCAGATTTGATCCTAGGCATGGGGTCGAGTAGAGCTTGAGCACGCTCTGTAATCACTGCTCATTCTCCTTTGGTTGTTGAGTGAGGGTTGCCGCCTGGTGGAAACATCGGGCGGTTTTTCTACCCTCTCAGAATCCTCGTTAAAAACGGGGTCAATTCATTTCCGTTTTCTCCTCGGGTCCTCCCGGGAAAAAATTCACCCCTGCGGGTGCTGCGAGCCCCGATTTCGGTGTAGATATGAGGATTTTCACAATGCGGAACGCGTCCCAAAAGTTCATAGATATAAAAATCTAAAGGGCCGTCATGAAAAAAAATGTTGAAACAGTCTCGATCCGCGAATTTGCTAGGTTGTGCGGTAAAAACCACACTTGGGTGCGGCGCCGGATCAAAGATGGAACACTGCCCGTTGCAGACGATGGCACAGTTCCCGTCGAGGAAGGGTTGGACGCCTTCAAAAAAATGGTTGGAAATTTGGCAAAAACTGCAAAAGAAGCAGAAAAAATTTCAACCGATATTGATCCGAAGGAAATTGGGCTCGAAGGTGTAAATTTAAAAAACCCCGTAGAGGTTTCGCACGCCTTTTCCGTTGCTCGTCTACTTGAAAAACAAGTTACGGCTCGAGTTAAAACCGCCGAAATGGAATTGAAGGCGATAGAGCTCGAGGCGAAAAAAGGAAACTTCATACCGAAAGAAGAAGTTTTAGCAGACGCTCGAAGGGTTGCCTCCCTTGTCCGGGAAAAATTACTGACGATCCCGATTCGTTACGCCGGACAACTTGAAGGAAGAACACAACGAGAAATCGAGGGCGTCCTGGATCATGCGATTGATGAAGTGCTCCAGTCGCTAAATGAATCCAAATTTGTTGAGCATTAAACAAACCGAAAAAATGAACCCCGTTCAGTTAGGCCCTGAGCGGGGTTTTAAATCAACCTAGTGAAAGTAGGTCGATATGGAAAACATTATAGCAATCCTTTCTTCATGGTCAGGGGTTATGAGGATGTTGTTGTTTGAAAAATTAACCACAGTTAGAGCCAAAATCGCGTCTGCTCTGTTAATTATCAGCATGTTATGCGGAACTTTATGGCTTGTGAACTGGTTGCTGTTGTCCATAAAAACAGGTTGGTTTTGAACTGTCAGTTAGAGGAATACATGTATTGGCTGATGACCAAAAAGGATTTACCGCTTAGAGCGGTCATTTTTAGCTGGGCGGTCAATTTAATGATTCTTTCTGCAGCTCTGTTCCTGGTTTGCAAAGGGATCAGTTTCTTTCTGTGAGTGAGAAGTTATGGTAGAAAAAATTTCTAAAACCAATGCCGGCACCGAGGGATTCTTAGTCCCAATGGACAAAAAAGATCCGGATGATTTGGATAGTTCAATCCTTTGCTCGATTTCTGAAGACGAAATAGCCTTGAACTTGCCGGTTAAATATCTTAGGTCGAGATTGTCGAACGAAGAAATTTCTGAACTACTGGAAAGATCGGCGAGGTTTATCGCTCGTCAAGTCCAATGATTGTATGCATTTCAGCTTCTCCCTTTGCTGGGATTTTTCTCAGCCGGTGAGACCTGAGATATTCGGCCAAACAAAAACGCATTTCTAAGGCAGTTAGCCTTCGGTAAGCGTAGATCCGCAGCACAAATTTTTTGTCGTGCGAAGTAAGGACATTAACAACGTCAGGTGAAGTGTTGGATTCAGACATTTTTCGGGCATGAAAAAACTAATGAATCTAACTTACTACCATTGCGCTCCAATCTCAAAATTTTCAACTTTGACTGTTCTACTTTTTAATGAATCGCTATGCACTGGCTAAATGAATTTTTGAAATTCTGTCGTCCGGTTTCTCGATTGACTGGAAGCGAGTGGGCCGACGCAAAAAGGTTCATCTCGCTGGGTACAACCGCGGAACCGGGGCCTTGGAGAACCTACAGAACCCCATATCTGCAGGAACCGATGGACGCGGCCACGGACAAGCAGACAGAAAAAATCGTTTTAATGTTTGCGTCCCAGGTCGGAAAGTCAGAGCTGCTGTTGAATGTTCTCGGTTATTACGCAGACCAAGAACCGTCCCCCCAGTTAATGCTTCAGCCAACAGTTGAAATGGCGCAGGCCTTCTCAAAGGAACGAATCGCTCCGATGTTCAGAGATTCTCCGGGGTTAGCCGGGAAACTGATTGAAGGCAAAGAAGGCCGCGGAACTGAGAAGAAATCGTCCACAACGATTCTCATGAAACACTACCCGGGCGGTTTTCTCGCGCTGGTCGGTGCCAACTCTCCGGCCGGGCTGGCGTCCCGTCCGATTCGCATTCTCTTAGCTGATGAGGTGGACCGCTATCCGGAAAGCGCCGGCAAGGAAGGCGATCCTCTGAAACTTGCCGTGCAGCGAACCCAGAACTTCGGAAATAGAAAACTTCTGATGGTTTCGACGCCGACAGTTGTTGGTTACTCAAAAATCCACAACGAATTTTTAGCCGGAGACCAGCGAGAATTTGTTGTTCAATGTCCCGAATGCAACCAGTACAACGAGCTCAAATGGGAGAACGTTCATTGGGAGTCCGATGACAAGGGAAACGTGATCGAGAGTTCCGTCGGCCTATTCTGTCCGCACTGCGGAGCAAAAATCCGAGGTCCCCGCAAAATCAATCCGGACATTCTTCAGTCCGGACGCTGGGAAGTCAGGAATCCTCAGGGACGGTTTCGCAGTTATCACATCAACGCATTAAATTCTCCTTGGGTCAATCTTGTAGATCTTGTGAAGGATTGGGTTGAGATCAATCACCGGAAGGACAAGGCCGGCCTGATGGAGTTCATCAACTTGAAACTTGGCGAGCCCTGGGAGCAGTTCGAGGCCGATGCCGATAAGTGGGAGTACCTGCTGCGTCGCAGAGAATACTATCCGGAAACCGGAGTTCTTCCAGACGGAGTTCTGCTTCTCACGGCCGGCGTCGACGTCCAGCATGATCGACTTGAATGCACGATTTACGGCTGGGGCCGGGCTCGAGAATGCTGGGGAATACATCATTACGTTATTCCCGGTAGCCCCGATACACCAGGGCCATGGCAGCAATTGGACGGTATTTTGACGATGCAGCATTCCCTCTCGTTCGGAACTCGCATAACAGTAGCCTGCACGTTCGTGGACTCAGGCGATGGAACCTACAGCAAAGAGGTTTACGAATACACGAAGGTCCGGGAGAGATTCCGGGTCTTTTCAATTAAAGGTAGAGGCGGCGCTGGAGTTCCTTACATAGGAGTTCCGTCCAGACAAAACATCGTCGGGGCAACGTTATTCAGCCTAGGCGTGGACTCAGGGAAAACTGCTGTTATGCATGCGCTGGACATTGCTGAAGAGGGCCCCGGATTTGTCCATTACCCGATGCAAGCCGAGAGCGGCTTTGGAGAAAACTTTTTCAAGCAGCTTACAGCAGAAGTTTTTGAGAAGAAGTACGAAAAAGGCAAAGAGAAAATCGGCTGGGTAAAAATCCGCGAGCGAAATGAGGCCCTTGACTGCGCCGTTTACGCAAGGGCTGCCATGGAACTGCTTACTCCGAACTTTGAACAAATTGAGGATGCTCTTAGAGGCATGCCGCAAGCAATACAACAACCCCGTCGACGCAGAGGCGTTGTCGGAAAGGGAATCACTTTATGAGCAGTTGGATCACCTTAGAAGAAGCTAGGACGAATCTGAAAATGTGGCTCGAGGCGGAGAGGGCTGTTTCGACCGGCCAAAGCTACAGGATCGGGACACACAGTCTCACGCGAGCGAGTCTCTCAGATATTGCGAAGCGAATTGAGTACTGGCGAAATGAAATTGCCAAACTCGAATCAGGAATGGGCGGGCGGATGCGAAGTTTTCGTGTCACGCCCGTCGATTTTTAAGGAGCAGCCATGAACGCTTTTGAAAAGGCAATCAAATTCATTGCTCCGCAAGCGGCGCTTACCAGACAGGTCGCTCGCAACAAACTCGATATTCTTAATTCTTTGCAAAACGGCGGAGGTTACGGTCTTCATGGAGCATCGATCGTCAAAAAGTCTCTTTCCCGCTGGGTAACCGGCGGAAAGGATGCCGACTCCGACATCGTTGAAAACATTGAGACGCTCCGAGAGCGGTCCCGTGACCTGTATATGGGCTCGCCTCTGGCGACCGGTGCGATTAAGACGCTGAGAACCAATATCATCGGCTCGGGATTGATGCTCAACGCGCAGATTGACGCGAAATTCCTAGGCATGACCGAAGAAGAGGCGCGCCAGTGGGAGGAAAACACTGAGCGCGAATGGCGCTTGTGGTCTGAAAACACGAACTGTGACGCAGAACGGAAGCAGACGTTCTACCAACTGCAGTCTTTAGTTTTGATGTCAGCATTGGTCAACGGTGATGTTTTTGTAGTTCTTCCGGTTATTCGGACACCGGGAAGCGTCTATGACTTAAAAATCGGTCTGATTGAGGCTGACCGCGTTTGCAATCCGGACGAAGGTCAGGATCTTGTGCTGAATATCGTCGGCGGCATTGAATGCGGACGATTTGGTGAGACTGTTGCCTATTGGATTTGCAATAAAAATCCAAATTCTCAGGGCCGTTCATTGGACACCGCTATGAATAAATGGACGCGTGTCCCGGCAATCGGAAAGCGGACTGGGCGCAAAAACGTTCTGCACGTGATGTGCGACGTTGAGCGTCCGGCACAACGTCGAGGAGTCCCGCTTTTGGCTCCGGTTCTCGAATCAATGAAGCAGCTTTCTCGATATTCAGACGCGGAATTGACTGCAGCGCTGGTGAGCTCGATGTTCACGGTGTTCATTACGACTAAATCTCCGGCAGAGACAATTGTCGGAGGATTCAGAGGCGTTGAATCCATCCCGGGCGCCCAGCCTCAAAAAGCTTTGCCTGAGCCGGATTACACATTGGGATCCGGAACGGTCGTAGCACTGGAGGAAGGAGAGCAGGCGCAATTTGCCGATCCCAAACGACCCGTCTCCGGATTTGAGACCTTTGTCAAAGCCGTTTGTCGGCAAGTCGGGTCCGCGCTTGAAATTCCTTACGAACTGCTTGTCAAAAACTTCGATTCATCCTACAGCGCATCCAGGGCTGCTCTTTTAGAGGCCTGGAAGATGTTCCGGATGAGAAGAGATTGGATTTCATCTTCTTTCTGCAAACCGGTTTACGAAGCATGGCTCACGGAGGCCGTCCTAAAAGGGCGCATCGATGCTCCGGGATTTTTCGATGACCCGCTGATTCGAGCGGCATGGTGCGGCTCTGAATGGTACGGGGATGCTCAAGGCCAGCTAGACCCGCTTAAAGAGGTCAACGCCGCAAAAATCCGAGTGGAAGAAGGCTTTAGCACTCGCGAAAGAGAGGCCGCAGAACTTACCGGCATGAAATTCGAGAACATTGTCGCGATCCGGAAGCACGAAGAAGCAATGATGAAGGACGCCGGCCTCATCCAACACACAACTATTGAAACAAAGGAGGTTGACGAGAATGACGAATCTGAAACCAACTGACCAGAATAAAGAATTTCATTGGAAAATCGAAAACTCGGCCAAGTTGCCGACGGTAAAAATTGACCTCTACGGTTATGTCGGCGGCAGCCAGGAGTACGAAGACGGATTCAACGAGACTGAGTTTGCGAAACAGTTCAGAAAAATTGATTCCAATCGTCAGATCGATATTTCCATTAACAGCTTCGGCGGCAGCGTTTTTACCGCGCTGGCAATTTACAACCTGCTGAAAACTCACCAGGGCAAGATCAATATCCGAGTTGACGGCGCTGCAATGAGCGCAGCGACGATCATCACGTCCATCCCGAACGCAACGGTCACGATGCCGCTTGGCTCAATGATGATGATCCACGAGGTCTCCTCTTTCGCAATGGGTTCGTCTCGTCAGATGCAAAAAGCGGCTGAAGACATTCGAAAAATCGAGGACAACATCATTGATATTTATGCCGCCAAATGCGGCAAAGACCCGAAGGAAATCCGGGAAAAGGTCGAGGCGGAAAGTTATTTCAACGCAAAAGAGGCAGTTGAATTCGGTCTCGCTGATCTCGTCGATGAATCCTCCTCAGTTAAAAATTTGAGAACGCCGACAAACGTTCTCATCAACGGCCTGCCGGCAGACTCGAAATATTTCGAGCACGCTCCGGCAGATTTTTTTACGGCAGTCGCTCAGGCCCCTGCCGACAACGTTAATCCACCAGCAAAAAGGGAAGCAAAAATGGATTTAGCACAACTCAAAGCGGAGTATCCCGACCTGATTGCCTCGCTGCAGGCAGAGGCCGTGAAGCAGGGTGTCGAAAACGAGAAGAAACGCATTCACGCGCTCGAAGAACTGGCCCTGGTCGGTCACTCTGATCTTCTCGAGCAGGCGAAGGCCGATTCCAGCATCACTCCGGAAATGTTCGCCGTTCAGCTCGTTAAGGCTGAAAAAGCTAAGAAAGCCAAGATTCAGAACAGTATCGCAGAGGATGCTGCAGACCTGAAGAACGTGCAGGTCGACTCTAACCTTGGTTTTGATACTGCTGACGCTAAGGCACAGCAGGCCAAACAGACTCAAAACGAAAAAGATGAGCAGGAGCGCGCAGCTTTAGTTAAAGCGGCCGCTGCTCAGTTCAACAAGTAATCAATCGGAGAAAAAAATGGCAATGCAGGAAAAATATACGACAGGTGTTGATAACCTGTTCGCAGCGAACCAGATGATGCCTGTAGTCACAGACGTCATCAAGGTTCCGTCCGGAGAAGCTGCAATGAAGCGCGGCACATTGGTCGCCTCGACCGGCAAAGCTGTCACCGCCGCTGCTGATGTCTATGGCGTTCTGGCAGAAGATGTTGACGCTTCCAAGGCCGCAGTGGACACAGTTGTTTATCTCACGGGTGAATTTAACGAAAAGGCAATGGCCGTAGGCACGCCGACAACCGGCACGCTGTCTGTTTCCGACTGCAAATCTTCGGCCCGCAAGATCGGCATTTTCATCAAATCTAATCAGGAGTAAGAAATGGCAGTAGACATTTTTGACCCGCGTATCATGACCCAAATGATCGAGGAAGGTCAGAACACCAAACACACATGGCTACGCGATCGATATTTCGCAAATCGTCCCACATTCGCAGCCAAAAAGATCGATTTTGATGTTGTAGGTCGCGGCGGACGCAAAATTGCACCGTTTGTATCTCCTCTTAACGGCGGCAAAGTCATTGACCGAGAAGGGTATTCCACTCTCAGCTATGAAGCCCCGATGCTGGCCCCGCAGCGCATCACAACGGCAGAGGATGTGATGAAACGCCTCCCGGGAGAAAATCTTTACTCCGGCAAGTCTCCGAATATGCGTGCAGCAGAAATTTTGGGCCGCGATTTGGCAGAACTGGACGAGTACATTTCTCGCCGTGAAGAGGCAATGTGCTCTGAAGCTCTTTTCAGCGGCAAAGTTACGGTCAAGGGCGACGGTGTGAATGAGGTTCTGAACTTCTGGTCCACTGTTGCGGCCTCTGAAAAGCCGGAAACTACTTTGACCACGAAATGGGACGCCTCAACCGCAACTGCTGAAACCATCATGAGCGACTTGAGAGTGGTTCGTCGCTCTATGATCAAAGACGGCGGCTTCACTCCTCGTGATTTGATCTGCGGCACTAACGTGATCGACACGATCCTGAGCAAGCTCACTGCCTCCAAGTCTCTCGACATGAGGCGCGTTGACATGGGCCACATCGATCCTCAGCATCTTCCGGACGGCGTGACTTACTGGGGTTACCTCAAAGACTCTGCTCTTGACATTTACTCCTACGATGAATGGTACAAGGGCGATGACGGTGATGTCGCCATGGTTCCGGCAGATAAATGTCTGCTTGCAACGCCGGGCGCAAAAACTATGCTGGCCTACGGCGCTTGCCCGGTCATCAACGAGACCAACCCTCAAATCGTTTTTGTTGAGGGCTCTCGTGTTCCGATGTCCTGGATTCAGCGCTCCAACCCGATGGGCCGAGTCGTGCAGATCTCCAGCCGTCCGCTGCCGATCGTACAGCAGATTCATGCCTTCCACGTCATCAACGCTACCGGATCCTAATCCAATGCTAAAGAAGAGGGGCTCCGGCCCCTTTTTTCATAGGAGCTAACAATGGAAATTGTTTTCACTAAAAACACGGTGTTCGGACGCGACATTTTCAAGGCTGGGGATAAGGCGGAATTCAATGAGAAAGAGGCAAAAATCATTTTGAAGGCCGGTGTCGGTGAGAAATTCGTTGAGTCCGAAGAACCTGATACACCTGAAGAAGCAGCCCAGCCGGAACCGATGCCGGGCACAAGCTTTGCTGTTCCTCTTCCCGAAGCGGCTGAAGCTGAGGCGGCAGAAACTCCGGAGAAGCCGGCTCCGAAGGCTAAAGCCAAATCTAGAAATGAAAACGTTTAAAGACTTCGCGGCAGCGGATGTCCAGAACGTTTTCTTGAATCTCAACGAGTTTGCCGATTATCACGATATTGACGGCGAAAAAATTAAATGCGTCATCGACAAAAACATCATCTCCAAAATTCCTGAAGACGGACTGGTTGGCGATTTCATCAACATGACAACGCTTTACGCAGCCTCTAAAGATTTGGAGGCGCCTGAAGAAGGACAGTGGATGTCGATTGACGATTCCCGCCATATCGTCCAGTCGGTCTCTATTGAGGGGACGATGCTCGTCATTGTTCTCCGGGAGAATCGGCAATGATTGAAGTGAAAATTGACAAAAAGGACGTTGAGGCCGCGATTAACGTGCTGAACTCCACAAAAAAGGGAGCTCAGACCGCAGTCAATCGGGCGATCAACCGAGCTTTAATGCGCGGTCGAACCGTTGCCTCGAAGTCCTTGCGCGGCCGTTACACGATCAAAGCCTCTGACGTTAAGAAGGTAACCCGGTTGAGACGTCCGGGAGGCGCAGAAACTTCCGGACAACTCGTGTTCTCCGGACCGGTTCTCACCATGGCGCATTTCCGAATCCGTCCTTCCGGACAGGATACGACCGGAAATAATCGTCGGCAGGTGAAAGTTGAAGTTGAAAGAACCGGCTTGAAACCTCTCAAAAACGCGTTTGTCTATAACGGCACCGTGTTTCAGCGAAAGGGCGCGACCCGGCTCCCGATTGAACCGCGTTATGGTCCCTCAGTTCCCCAGATGGTCGGAAATGAAAACATCGTTGAGGACATCCAGTCCGAGATGAGAGACACGTTTCAGCGTCGAATCGACCACGAGGCAATGAGGCTTATTAAAGGAGGCAAGTAATGAATGATGTTCATTTATGCAAAGCGCTCGGGAAGTTTTTGGAAGCCGGCCTGAGCGATTTTCTCCTTCCGCTGGAGCACAAAGCCGATGAGCCGACAGTTTTCAGAGCACCGAAGATCATTCAGGGCTATCTGCCGCCGAAGAACTCAAGGGAATCAAAGGACGATGATTTTCCTTTCGTCCTGATTCGTCCGGATTCCGGCAAAACGGACGCGGACGGCTGCAGTACCGAAGTTTCAATCGTCATCGGTGTTTGGGATGACGATTTTGAAGGACATCTCACGGCGCTGACGCTCAAGGAAAAAACCGAGGCGCTGCTGTTGAATCTGCCGAATCGGACGCTCGGTGAGCGGTTCATTCTGGAGACTCCGGTCTCTTGGGAAAACTCTCCGGCCCAAGCGTGGCCATTCTGGCAAATCGTTATGTCAACCCGCTGGACATTCCGCGCACCTGAAATCGTCAATCCCTATACACCGTATGAGTAAACATGAAGCTACGAAAAACTGAAGTTCAAAAAGAGAGGCCCGTCATTTACGTCGGGCCTTCGTTTTTAGGGCTCTCGACAAACACTGTTTTTCGAGAGGGAGCAAATAAATATCCCGACCACATTGTCCGAATGATCGAAAAGAATCCGGCAATCGGTCAGCTGATGGTTCCTGTCGCGGACGTGCAGCAGGCCAGGACCAATGTCCGAACTCAGGGACACATTCTCAACACGCTGTACAAACAAGCACTTAGAGGAGCTTAAAAAATGGCTTACAAACATGGCGTTTACGTCAGCGAAGTTCCTACCAGCATTCTCCCGCCCGTTCAGGTTAATGCCGGTATCCCGATGATTATCGGCACGGCCCCGGTCAATATGACCGATCCGACCAATGTCAACAAACCGAAGCTTTGTTATTCCTACGAGGAAGCCGTCAAAGAATTCGGATTTGTTCCGGCAGAAGAAGACACCACCAGCGGCCTCAAAAAATTCAATTATTCGATCTGCGAGCTGATTTATGCCGCATTTTCGCTGTATCGAGTAGCACCGATCATTGTGGTCAACGTTCTCGATCCGACAACGCACAAAAAGAACTGCACGACGACAAGCCTGCAGTTCGACGCTAAGACAGGTATTGCAAAAATTGCAGAAACTGGCGTCCTGCCGGATACGTTGGTTCTGAAAGCCGGTGAAAAGACACTCACGAAAGACACAGACTACATTGTCTCCTTCGATACCGACGGCACAATGATTCTTTCGTCTCTCAAAAATCAAGACGGAGACTTCCTTTGCAGTTCTGAAACTCCCTACACGCTGACGGCATCCAAACTGGATCCGTCTGCAGTGGACGCCGATGACATCATCGGGGGCGTAGATGCGTCCGGAAATAAATCCGGCCTTGAGCTCGTTGACGATGTTTTCCCGTTGTTCAGAGTTGTCCCTGGCACACTGATCGCTCCGGGCTTTTCTTCCAGCCCGAGCGTCGCTGCAGTGATGGCCGCAAAATGCACCGCTATCAACACCGTATTCAAGGCGATTTGTGCGGTCGATGTTCCGACTACAACGGTCAAAAACTACACGGCCGTAGCGAATTGGAAGAACCAGAACAACATCACCGATCCGATGCAAATCTGCTGCTGGCCGATGATTCAATTGGACGGCACTGTGTTTAATCTCTCGACACAGCTCGCTTGCCTGATGGCTCAGGTGGATTCTCAGAACGACGATGTTCCGTATGTTTCCCCGTCCAACAAAAATCTGCAGATGACAGGCACATGCCTGGCAGACGGCTCTGAGGTGGTTTTAGGACCGGACACAGGCGCATATCTGAACAGCCAGGGCGTTGTCTGCGCATTGAATTTCATCGGGGGATGGGTTGCTTGGGGCAACAGAACGGCTGTTTATCCGGGCAATACAGACGTAAAAGACGCCTTTATCCCGAACCGCAGAATGTTTAACTGGATCGGCAATACGTTTATTCAGACATTCTGGTCGAAGGTCGATTTCCCGGCAACTCCGCGCCTGATCAATACGATCATCGACAGCGCAAACATTTGGATGAACGGGTTGGCTGCTATGCAGTACATCCTCGGCGGCCGCATTGAGTTCCTCTCTTCTGAGAACTCGATCACAGACCTGATGGATGGCAATCTTGCATTCCATGTTTACGTCACTCCGCCGCCTCCGGCCAAGGACATCGATTTCATCCTTGAATTTGATCCGGAGTATTTGCAAACCCTATTTGCAGCCTAATTGGAGGTAAAAAATGGCAACAAACAGCATCCCGGAGCGCCTGATTAACTATCGCGTCTACAACGAATCCAACGCCCTGATGGGAATGGCAACCGTTGATTTGCCTGAAATTCAGGCAATGAGCGACACAGTGTCCGGTGCCGGTATCGCCGGCGAAGTCGACAGTCCCGTGCTCGGCCACTATCAGGCTATGAGCTCGACTTTCAACTGGAGAACTATTGAAAGGCCTGCTCTCGAGTTGGCCAAGCAGCAGGCTCACCAGTTGGAAATCCGCGGTTCTCAGCAGCACTACGACAACACGACAGGAAAAATCACGACCACTCCCATTCGAGTTGTCATGAGAGCGATTCCGAAGAACTTCTCTCTGGGTTCATTTGAACCGGGTTCAACAACGGATTCGTCCACTGAATTTGAGGTGGTTTATCTGAAGATCGTTGTCGATGACAAAGAGGTTGTCGAAATCGATAAATACAACTTTATCGCCAAATTTGGCGATACAGACATGCTAGAGAGCGTCCGTAAAGACCTCGGAATGTCCTAACCAAAACTCGCCGGGGCCCAGTCCCGGCATCAAAGGAGAAACTAAATGAGCGAAATCATTCACACACTCAGCCGCCCGTTTGAATTTGAAGGCAAGAAGTACGAATTTCTGACGTTTGATTTTGACAAATTGAGCGGAAAGGATCTGCGCGAAATTCGGAGAGCCTTCGACAATCCTGCACGCCCGATTCCTGTCTTAGCAATGGATGAAGAGTTCCTCATGCTGGCAGCGGCCAAAGCGGCACAGGTTCCGTATGAATTAATTGATGCGTTGCCCATGGCTGAAGCCATTTCGATTACAACGCTGGCAAGTCAGTATTTTTTTCAACAGGCCTACTCGGCGGAGCAGGCGAAAGAAATCAACGAGGCGAAAAAGAAACTCTCGATGGACTAATTAGCACTGTACGCAAATACTGCCTCTGGCTGACCCTAAACGGTGCCGGAGGCAGCGCTTCTGGTTGGTTTGAAAAGCCTCTTACAGAGGTGGTTGAGTGGGTGAATGCTTTGGGCGGTCTGCTGAGCGAAATTAATGCCAAAACCACCAATTCACAAAAAGAATGGGCCCGAAGAAAAGGACGAGCTTAAGAATCATCCAGAACACGTCCAGGATGCACAAGAACATTCCAAGCCGCGTATCTGTATTCCACACCCAACGATCCTTCTGAAAAGGATTTGAGCGGCCCTTAGAGAGCAGGTAGGAAACAGCAGCCTGATTGACTAAGTTCGTATTGTTTCCGCTACCATCACACATTTCATATCTCCTTTTCCTTATGTATTAATTTTAAGAAGGGGAGGGAGAAAAGTAAACGGAAAAAACATAATGAGCGCAAAGAGTTACGAAATAATGTTTGAGGTTGCTGCGGCAGTTAACTCCAAATTTCCCAGCGCTTTTAAAAAGGCCGCGGAGACCGTGCAAAAAGCTGAAGACAGGGTTCGAGGCTTGAATAAGCAGTATGAAAAAGTTGGCTCTCTGATTAAACAAACGGAAAAGACCAAGCAATTGTCTGCTCAGTATTTTCGCCAGAAAGAGGCCTTAAATAATCTCAGAGCGGCAATTCAACGGACGAACTCCACAAGTTCTGTCATGTTGTCTGAAGAAAAGAGACTTGCCAAGGCTGTTAATGATTCTCATCGAGCACTAAAAACCCAAACAAAGTCACTTTCAACCCTGCGAAAAGAATTGGATTTAACAGGGCGGTCCCTTGATGACGTGAAGAGAAAGCAAAAGTTATTGGCGGAACAAAGCGCCGTGGCTTCGAGAGTAAACAAAATCAGCAAAGCGAGGGCCGGGCTGGAATTCACAGAGAACGCTTGGGCTGAAAAAGGGATGGGTTCCATGGTGGCGCTCTCTACGCTGGGGTCTTCCGTGATGCATTACGCTCAAACTCCGGTGAAACAGGCCATGCAGATGGAGGATGCCATGGCTGAGATTAAGAAGGTCGTGGACTTCTCATCCCCGGACGGACTGCAGAAAATGCAGGCGGCTCTTGAAAAAATGAGCTTGACTATCCCGATGACTGCGGAAGGGTTGGCAAAAATTACCGCGGCAGCAGGACAAGCCGGTATTGCAGAACCTGATCTCATTCGATTCACGGAAACAGCCGCAAAAATGGGTGTCGCATTCGACATCTCCGCAGAAGAAGCAGGAGAAATGATGGCGAAGTGGCGCTCCGGAATGAACCTAACGCAGGATCAAGTAGAAAGCCTTGCAGATGCTACAAATGCATTGAGCAATAACAACGCTGCCATGGCCAAACAGGTCGGTGAGGCGTTGAAACGCTACGGAGCACTTGGAAAAGTTGCCGGATTAACCGAAAAACAGACGGCAGCCATGGCGGCCACGATTATCGGCGCCGGAGCCGAAGCAGAAGTTGCGGCAACAGGTATGAACGCATTCATGAGAGCCTTGACGAAGGGCGGCTCAATGACGGATTTGCAGAAGGCCGCTTTCGGAAACTTGGGCTTTAATGCACTTCAGCTCCAAAAGGATGTGCAGAAGGACGCTCCAAAGACAATTTTTGCTGTTCTTGAGGCGGTAAAAACCAAGCTCCCGAAGGAATTGCAAATGCAATACCTGACCGCAATGTTTGGGGAAGAGGGCGCCAGAGCGATGGGACCGATGCTTGCCAACACGGAAAAGCTGAGGGAAAACTTTGACCTGGTTGCTAAAAGTGAAAAATACGCCGGCTCAATGGAAAAGGAGTTTTTATCAAGAAGCGCAACAACTTCGAACGCTCTGGAGTTGGCCTCAAACGCAATTTCCTATTTTGCCCGAGCTGTCGGTGATCCGATGCTGGGGACTCTCAAAGAAAGAGCCCTGGATTTTGTCAAACTCGGAGAGGCGGCCGGAACCTGGATTAAAGAGAATCAAACACTGGTTAAATGGTTCCTTTCCATTTCCGGAGTCGTTCTCTCATGTGTTGCTGTGTTCCACATACTACGCGTGGCCCTTTTTGTATTGGGTACTCCGATTCTTAAACTTGTCACCACAGGAATGAAGTTGTATGAAGGCCTGTTGTTGATCAGGGGAGGATTGTCAGCCAGTACAAGGGCGATCAAAGCCTACTCCTTTGCCATTTCAATCTGGAAAGGAGGAATTCTTCTGGCAACTAAAGCGCTGGGAGGTCTGAAGATGGCCGCAAGTGCTGCCGGATCGGCGTTGAAGTTCATGTTCACAAACCCGATCGGTTTAGCCATTACAGCGATCGCCACATTGGTCCTTGCCGGCATCTATCTTTACAAGAATTGGGATGAGGTCAAGGCCAAGTTAGTCGAGCTGTGGACAGCTTTTGAGGAAAAATTCCCGGGGCTGGCAGCCACCATGAAAAACATTTATGAGGGCTCGATCAAACCCACAATCGACGGGATAAAGACCACATTCCAAGGCCTGATCAGTTTTATTTCCGGAGTTTTCTCCGGAGATTGGACCAAGGCTTGGGAAGGCGCAAAAACTTCCTTCTCCGGATGCTTCCAAGCTCTTCCGGAGTTTGCTAAAGGCCCGCTCAACCTTGTGATTTCATTGGCCAACAAAGCCATTGCCGGTTTGAACTCCCTTGGCTCGTTCACGGTTCCGGATTGGGTTCCGGGCGTCGGCGGAAAGAGTATGGGGATCAACATTCCCCAGATTCCGATGCTTGCGTCCGGCGGTATTGCGACAGGGCCGTCATTGGCCATGGTTGGCGAAGGCAGGGAACCGGAAGCGATCCTCCCGCTTTCCCGTCTGGGCGGGATGATGGGCGCCGGCGGTCCTTCCATCTCTGTCAACTTCTCTCCTGTGATTCAGATCACGGGCGCCGGAGCGGTCAGAGAAGACGTCCAGTCCGGACTTAGAGCCGGAGTGGCAGACCTTAAGCGCGAGCTTGAGCGCCTGCTGAATTCTGAACGCCGCTTGTCTTACGCCTAATTGGAGGCTCTATGTACAAAACGATTCAGGGCGACACATGGGATATTGTGGCCAAGAAGCTGTTAGGGAGCGAAATGTACATGTCCGACTTGATCCGGGCGAACCCGGATTATCAGGAATATGTCATTTTCCCGGCAGGGATTGAGCTCAATGTTCCGGAAGTCGAAAAGACTACCGCTCAGGAAGAGTCGATGCTTCCGCCGTGGAAGAGGAAGAACAAAAATGCCGGGACCTAGACAAACCAGGCTTCGGCTTCTGTTTTCGAAAAATGAAACAGACGTGTCAGAAGACCTTTGCAAAGATCTGCTCTCATGGTCATTTACCGATCATGAGAGCGGCCAAGCTGATGAAATCAGCCTGACGCTCAAAGATAATGAAGGAAAGTGGGCCGGAAGCTGGAAGCCGGACGGCGGCGAGAACATCAAAATGTACTTGTCTGCCGGCACCACGGAAGAACCGGGGCCGGAGGCGTTCTTAGGAACATTCTTTGTTGATTATCAGAGAATCTCCGGAGCGCCTCGGGTTTATGAACTGAGAGCGGTGTCGATCCCGCTTAATAAGCCTGTCCGGAAAACTCAAAAGAATCGCGCCTGGGAGAACCATTCTCTTCAGGAAATCGCACAAGAAATCTGCAGGGATGCTGAATTAGAGCTTTTCTTTGATTCTGTCGAAAATCCTCAGTACCAGCGCATTGACCAATCTCGCCAAAGCGATATGGCTTTCCTGCAGCATTTGTGTGAGGAAACCGGACTCTCGATCAAAGTCACGGACAAAACCGTTGTGATATTTGGTCAAGAACGCTACGAGAAAAAAGACCCCGTCTGCGCCATGGAGATCGGAGTCAGTGACATTCTGAGCTACACCTTCGAGGTTTCTCAGAGCGACACGTATAAGGCTGTAAAGGTCAAGTGGCGCAGTCCTTCAGCTAAAAAGAAGGATCAGGCGGCCGGCTACGACCTCAATCTGCAGAAAGTGAAGGCGGCCAAATCAACCGAATATGACTTTTATCTGCAGAAGGTGGACAAGAACGGTAAGGGATCAAACCCGGCTGTTTTTGAATACACGTACACAGATCCGGAAGCCGATGAAAACGGCCAAGTCTTTGAGATGAAAAAGCGCTGTACTTCGCTTGAAGAGGCAAAACGTCTGGCTAAAGCAAAGCTCCGTCAACTAAACAGCAGAAAAATAACCGGAGACATGACGGTTGTCGGAACTCCGTTCTTGTGCGCCGGAACCGTTATTAAAGTGATCGGCGCCGGAGCCTTTAGCGGCAATTACATCATCGAAGAGGCAAACCACAGCGGCGGCAGTTCCGGATACACAACAGGCCTGCGACTGAGGCGCGTCAACAAGGAGTATTAAGGTGTTGTTTAAAGCTGAAGAAGACCGTGACGCGGTTTTGGCGATTCTGAAAATCGGCGAAGTGACCGACATCGACCCGGCAAGATGCAAGATCCGCGCCACGTTCGATGACGAGGACGGGAAAACAAGCTACTGGCTCCCGGTGCTGCAGAGAAAGACGCTGCATGACAAAGACTTCTGGCTGCCGGATGTCGGCGAGGACGTTCTTTGTCTGTTCTTTAATGAGGCTGAAGAGGCCGGGTTCGCGGTCGGAAGTTTTTATGCCGGAGACGTGGACGTCCCCGGGCAGTCCGTTGACACACGGACAGTGAAATTCAAAGATGGCTCTGAGTTCAGCTACAACCGAAACAGTCATGAACTGAAGGGCGTTATCGGAAGCACCAATTTCAAGTTGAATCGCCAAAACATTGCGATTGCGGCGCCGGAAACAATCTCCCAGAGCTCCAAAAAAGTTGAAGTTGAGGGATCTAATCAGGTCGCCATTAAGGGCGGCACTTCGGTTGACATTACAACGCCGACCTTAAATCTCAACATCGGCGGCACAACGATGAAGCTCAATAACTCGAGCGCCACGATCTCTAGCGAGACCGTCAACTTCACAGGGACGCTGAACATTAAGGGCAATTGTTCTGTTGAAGGAAATTTCTCTGTTACCGGGAACATTAACGCCAACGGCACTGTCCACGGAACCAATATTTAATTAGGAGGGCGCTATGGCCTTCGGAGTAACCGGATTATTTGGGACTCTTCCGTTTGTCTGCTCGTCAAACATTGTGAACACGTTTAAAGATGTGAATAGAGACCTGGCGACAAAATATGCTCGGCATGATGTGATCGGCAGAAAACCCGTCCTGGAGTGGATCGGAGAAGAGCCTGACAAGATCAGTTTCAAGATCCGTTTCGACAGTTCTCTGAACTCGCCTCCCGAGGCGGGTTTGTTTTTATTGAAACGGATGCTTGATTCGCACAAGCCTCAGAGGCTTCTTCTGGGGCCGCGCTACATGGGCAAGTTTGTCCTTGAGTCAATCTCAGAAGAACGTCGTTTTCACACGGGCCTCGGAGTTTGCCAGATTGCAGAGGCCACGATTTCATTAACCGAATGCGGTGAAGAAAATGCAGCACGTCCTTAATTTATCCCAGCCAATTTCATTTGCTCCCGGCACCGTGGCAGCGGAAGTTCTGCAGAATGTCCGGACGATTCTGGCAACTCGAAAAGGAACCGTCCCACTGGATCGAGACTTCGGGCTTGAATGGGAGCACGTAGATAAACCGATCCACATTGCCAAGGCCCTCATCCAAGCTGAAATTATTGAGGCTGTTGAGCGATGGGAGCCCAGAGCCGTAATCGACAAAATCGAATTCGGAGAAGGGGCTGAAGAAGCAATGGACGGTCTTTTGAATCCAATTATCACATTGAGCATCGGAGGCGGGAATGCCTGAGACTCTACCCAGATGGGGAATGCCGGATGTCAACTTCATTGAGACCGATCCGGAAAAAATCAAATCCGACATCATCAATCGTTATGAGACGGCCGCCGGCCGAACGCTCAGTGCCGGTGATCCGGTCCGATTGTTTTTGCTGACGATTGCGTCTGAAATTATTCAGCTGCGTCAGGTTTTTAATCATGGAGCACAGCAGAATTTGCTCACATACGCCCAGGGTCAGTATTTGGACGCCTTGGGCGTGCTCCTCGATACGGCTCGGCAGCCTGCAGACAAAGCCGTTACGACAATTCAGTTCACGCTCACACAAGCGCTTTCGAGCGCTTTTTTTATACCTGCAGGTTTTCAGGTGAGCACCGGGAACGTCATATTTGAAACGACTGAACTGGTGACCATTGCTCCGGGAGATCTGCAGGGGACGGCGCAAGCGGAATGCACACAGGCTGGCACGATCGGCAACGGCTATTTAGCCGGGCAAATTTCTACGATCGTGGCTCCTCTGGCATTTTTGGCCAGCGCCGTAAACACGACGGAATCGATCGGCGGGTCAGATATTGAGAGCGATGCGAGTTATGCCGAGCGCCTGCGCCTGAAGCCAAACTCCTTTTCTGTCGCAGGTCCGGAGAAGGCCTACATTTTCCATGCTTTTTCAGTCTCTCCTTCGATCATCGATGTTGCGATTGATTCTCCAACTCCGGGCGTTGTGAACGTTTACACGCTTCTGACCGGAGGCGCGCTTCCGTCAACGGCGTTTCTGCAGGAAGTTGAGGATTATCTGTCCGGAGAGGAAATCAGGCCGCTGACCGATGAAGTCCACGCAAAAGCTCCGACGGCCTATTCGTACAGCGTCAATGTTGACTATTACGTTCTGCAGAGTGACGCAGTGCGGCTCTCTGCGATCCAGACTGCAGTGCAAGCTGCTGTAAATGATTACGTTGCGTGGCAGCAGGCAAAAATCGGCAGAGACATCAATCCCGACGAGCTCATTAAACGAGTTCGCGATGCTGGCGCCGGCCGGATTCTTCATTCAACCTTGACGCCGGCTTTTAAGACATTAACCAAATCTCAGGTTGCCCAGTGCGCGTCTGTGACGGTGACGTTAAAAGGCCTGGAGGATGGCTAAATGAAAACACTACAAGACATCACCTTAGGCGATCTGCTGCCCGACAGTATCTCGTCAGATCAGCAGGTAGAACAATCTGCAGAAGCAATCGACCCGGAACTGAAAACAGTTTCGGGTTTCTTGTTATTGGGAGCTGTGCTGGCCAACGTCGACAAGCTGACGAGCACGCAGCTTGACCACATTGCTTATTCGTTTGACCTCACGACCTGGCGTGATTACTGGCCTTTGAGCCAAAAACGGCAGGTGGCCAAGACCGTCGTGGCGCAGAAATGCCGTATGGGCACGCTGTCTGCTGTCAAAAAAGTCCTTGAGTCTCTAGGTTCTGCCGTTTCGATTACTGAGTGGTGGCAGAAAACACCCAAGGGGACGCCTCACACGTTTGAGGTAGTCGCTTCTATCGGAGACATATCCGGAGGTCTGAGCGCCAACGCTCAGGAGGATTTTTTCAGGCTGCTGGACGAGGCAAAACCAGTTCGCAGCCATTACACATTCACTGTCGTTCAGTCGCTGCTGGGAAATTTGCAAGTTTCCGGAACGATTCGTTCGGCTTCTTTTGCGCGTTGTTCTTCTGAAATAACGCCGCTCACAACTCAAATCAGCGTGACACCGCTCCTCAGACCGGTTTCGTACGCACGCATCTAATCACCCACTGAAAATTTAGGAGTTTTGATATGCCTAACGTAGTCATTACGTCGGCAGGCCTTGCCGCGCTCGTAAATGCTGAAAACAACGGAACACTCCCCGTAAAAATCACAAAATTCGGACTTGGGACCGGTAATTACACGCCGTCTGCAGATCAAACGGCCCTTCAGAGCAAATTTAAAGAAATCACAGCGCTGTCCGGCGGGGACGTTGGGGACAACACAATCCACGTTACGATGAGCGATACGAGCTCTGATGCTTACACGGTCAATGAAGTAGGTGTGTACCTGGAAGACGGTACTTTGTTTGCTGTCAGTTCTCAGCCGACCGGCGCAATTTTGCAAAAGGCCGCAGGTTCTCAGGGTCTTCTCTCGGTTGACTTGGTTATTAGCGGGGGCACTTCCGGGATCACGGTTGAAGGAGATACAAACTTCTTTAATCCTCCCGCAACAACACAAGTGGCCGGCGTTGTGAAATTGGCCAGCCTTGACGAAATCAAGGCCGGCACAAACTCGACAAAAGCGGTTACTCCGAGCGGCGTTTTCAATTTTGTGAAGACCTATGTCACGGAAGCCATTGAAGCGCTTAAGACACTTCTTCGCAAAGAAATTGCAGCGGCTGCACTGGCAGCCGTTCCTATCGGCACAGTTATTTATTACCTTGGGACTGAAATCCCTGACGGTTATCTGCTGACCAACGGCGCCAGTGTCTCTAAGACGGATTTCTCAGACCTTTATGGCGTCATTGGAGACAAATTCGGCAATGTCGATTCCAGCCATTTCAACCTCCCGAATACGCATCACAGATTTTTGGAGGGGACAACCACCCTTAGTGAGGTGGGGACCTATGTCGAAGCGGGAGTACCGAATATGTCAGG